CCGGTCGCGGCGCTCATCACCGTCGTGTTGTCGGGTGAAAGCCAATCGCTGGACGGGACATGGACGACCGGCACGGGCGCGGGGAGGGACGCAGCGAGCGCGTTACCAGCGGGGTTGGCGGCGGCGGTGCGCGCGTCTTCGAGCGCCTGCTCCTCCTTCGTCTTGACGTTGATGAGATTCGCGTCGGCCCCGAGCTTGGACGCGTAGGCGTCGTGGGCTCGGATCTGTGCGCCCATAAGCTGCGCCCGGGCGGCGGCTTCCGGGTCGCCGAAGATCCCTTTCGCCAGCGTGTCGGCGAGGCTCAGGGGATTGGCCGGCTGGACGACGCGAAGACCGATCGTCGCCATTGTCAATTAACCTTCATCGCTTTGGCGAGGCTCTGGCCCAAACCTTGCGACCCGAAGCCCAAGGCCGTGGACGAGAGCGGGGAGAGCGGGCTCGGGTTGTACTGGTATTGCAGCGGGTTCGCTGCCTGCTGAATCCCGTAGACGCTCAGGTTGCCCTTGCGGAACTCGTTGGCGAGGTCGATCCCCTGGCCGGCCTTGGCGAAATTGAGCGCGTTGGAGACGTCGAGGCCGCCGGACGAGCCGCCGTAGCTGCCCACCGTCGCGAGCGCCGCGATCCGCTGCTTGGCGTCGCTCGACGCCTTGTTGAGCTTGGCCGAAAGGTCGCTCTGGAAAGTGCTGTCGGCGTCCTGCTTCTGGCCCGACAACGCCGCGTCGGCGACGGACGTCGGGACCAGGGGATTGGGATTGGTCGTCGTGGACGCGGGCTGATTGCCTTGAAGGTAGCCCGTGAGGCGCGCTTGTTCCGCTTGCTGCTCGGTGGTCTGGTTGGTCGCGGAGACGTCCTGGAGCCCCTGGGCGCGAGCGGCGTCCGCCATCTGCCGGTCCTGCTCGTCCTTGGCGGCGGCGGCCTGGCGGTTCTTCTCCTGCTGGGCGACCCATTGATTGTAGGCGTCCTGCTGCCGGTTGGCGGCGGACATCTGGCCCATGGTGTTGGCGGCCGTGCCGGCGAGGCCGGCGACGGTCGACCCGATGGCGAGGACGGTGGGATCGCACATCTCAACCGTTCCCCGTCTTGACGCTCTGGTTGCGTCCGGAAGTGTTGGACGCGACGTTCTTGAAGGTGTTGAGGAAGTTCTGGCCCTGGTAGCCCTTGAGGATGTTCGCCCCGCCGATGTCGGCGACGTTGAAGATCGCGCTCAAGGGGGAGAGGTTCGGTTGCTGAAGCGAGATGTCGCGCACCGCCGATGTCGCTTGGTTGGCGGCGACCTCGGGGTCTTCGGTGGCGTAGAGCTGGGAGACCGCTTTCTGTTCCTCTCCCGCGACCTGGGTGCGCAGGTCGCCGGCGGCCGTGTCGGCCTGGCTGCGGACGTTGGCCTCGTTGAGGGTGTTCTGCTTGGCGAGGTCGGCGACGTCGGTTCCGGCGGCGGAGGAATCGAGTGTCCCCGCCCGCGCCAGCCGATAGGTCAGCTCGTTGCGCGCCAGGTTGTACTGGTCGCTCACCTGCGGCATGTAGTAGTCGAGGATGCCCTGCTTGTACTTGTCGTAGAATGGCTGGTCGAAGCCGCCGGTCGTCTCGCCAGTCGGCGTCTGGGTCGTGACTTCGAGGTCGCTGCCGGGGATGGTGGTCTTGCCGGACGGATCGGTGACGCCCCACACCGACGCCGCGCCGGGCGCTCTGGCGGCGCCGAGTTGGGCCGGCGACTTATAGCTCAATTGGTTGTTGCCCCACGAGGACGCTGAAGGCGCGCCGGACCCGTAGGCCGCTTTAGTGGACGGCGTGGACACGCCCGTGGACGGCGTCACCATGCCCACTTTGTAACCGCTGGGGAGTCCGTACTGGGTGGGATCCGTCTGGTCCCCCGTGCCGCCGGCGGCGATGTACTTGCCGACGTCGGCGGGATTGAACTTCGACCAGTCGTAGGCGCTCGTCGTGTCCTTCGTGACGGGCGTCCCCTCAAACGCCTGCTTGATGGACGCGAGGCCCTGGGAGAGACGCTGCTGGCGAGCAGCCTCCTTCGCGGCGGCGGCGGCGGCGTCCGCTTGTTGTTGCTGGACGATGGCGGAATTGTCCGCCTTGGGAGCCTTCCCGCCCATTCAGAGTCGCTTTCCCAGGATGGCCCCGATCTCGTCGAAGCCCTCGTGCTTGAAGAGGTTGATAAGGGTCTTCTGCTCAGCCATCCCGCTCGCCAGCGGGGCGTGAAACGCGCACGCGCCATCCTGCCGGGCGAGGTCCGAGACAAGCGCGACGAGGACGCGCCCGATCGCGCTCTTGCGCTCCTCGGGGACGACATAGGCCATGTTGAGGACCGCGACCGGCTCGACACAGAACGTGTCGTCCAAGGAATAGGAGATCGCGCCGATGATCTTGCGGTGCTTGATGGCGACGAGGTGCGGGACGACGCCGCGTGCGATCACGTTTTCAAGCCACGCCTCGGATTTCGGGACCGAGTAGACGATGCCCCGGTCCTTGTAGCCCGCCTCGTTGAAGAACTGCTCGAACAGGAGCGCGATCGCGTGCGCATCCTCCTGGACGGCGAGCCGGAAGTCGATCTCGGCGAGCGCGCTCCAGACGAGGCGCTTACGCAGCGGCGGCGAGGAGAAGGTTTCGCTGATGGACATCGGCGCTGGTGACGAAGAGGAGCATGTCCTCCTTCCGGCCGCCAACGCCGGGGACCGTGGCCTTGAGCGAAAAGCCCAAGCGCTGGAGCCAGCGATGGGCGGTCGTGTTCTCCGGGTGGGAAACCGCCTGTGCGTAAATGACGCCGCTGTTCACGAGCAAGGGGACCATAGATCGTTTGATGAACCTCGTCACCCCTCTCAAAACGAGAGAATCAGCGTAAGGCGTCCCGAATCCCCAGACGTGCGCACGCCGCCCTCCGTCGAAGAGCTTGGCTCCGAAGGCGAACACCGGCAGCGGCTCGGCGACCTCCTCGAAATCGTGCATGGCCGCCCATTTGAACTCGCTTTCGAGCGCGCTCGCGACAAGCGCTTCGACGTCGTCGGGGTCGCGCGTGACCCGAAGCTCGCGCCGGTCCTCGAGACGCAAATCGACCGCCGTCCACCAGGCCTTCTGATAGTCGAGCGGCTCGATCACGTCTCTTCCGCCCCTTCGTAGTGGACGCAGGCGTTGGACAGGGTCGCGATGCCGGCGCCGACGGTATAGAACCTCAGCGAGAAGTGGGTCGACTTGCCCTCGAACCCGCACCGCCCCCCGCGCCACGTCGGGGCCGAGAAGGTTCCCAGGACTTCCTCGTCGTCGGGATTATTGAAGTCGAACGAGTTCTTGACCTGCCAATTGCCGGTGACGGTCATGTCCAGGCCCTGGAAGATCTTGTCCTCTCCCGGCTTCTTCATATCGAGATAGGGGAGCCTCACCTCGCCGACGATGGTGTCGTAGGTGTTTCCGTCCGCGCCGCCGTAAACGAGGAGTCTCGTGCCGGAACGGATGAAAATGTGGCCGCCGCACGTAACCGCCTGATCGATGTTGAACGACAGGGTGTAGCGGCTCCATGCGGTGATGCGCGGCCCGGGGAAGTCGCTGAGGACGTAGATCTCGTTCGGAAAGCACAGCCAGAAACGCCCGACGATCGGTTCGAGCAAGGCCGTGGCGGTCGAGAAGGAGCCGGAGTTCGCGGTGTAGAGCGCCTGGATGAGAGGGTCGACCGGCGAGCCGATGTCGCTGACCGCCGCCGCGTTGGACGCGTCGCGCGCTTTCAGCGAGCGGATTCCGGTCTGGGAAAGATAGAGAACGTCGCCGGACCCGTATTGGAGCGCGCCCAGCGGCGAGACGCAGCCCGCGCCGCGCAGGACCTGGTCGAGGACATTCTGGTTGGGGTCCGGATCGACGCTCCAGAGCTGGGTCGCAAGCGACGTGAAGACCGCGAGCTTGTCGTAGTAGATCTCCAGTGTGACGAGCGATTCGCCGCTCGAATCCTGCTTGGCGAGGTTGATGAAGCCGGCGCCGGTCCCGGTCGTCCAGTTGGTCGGGTCGTTGACGGCGCAAAAGAACAGGTTTTTGCCCAGGACCGAATAGATCTTCGTGCCGTAGGTGCGGACGTGGTAGCCGCGGTTCGTCCCCTCCGTTTCGGCCCCGCGATAGTAATGGTGGTTGATCCCGGTCGCCGTATCGACAGTCGCGAGATAGACGTCGCCGTCGAACGTGTCGAAATCGGTCTGCTGGATGGTCGCGACCGTGCCCGGGATCTGGTCGTAGGCGAGCCCGACGCCGGGGACGCCGCTGGACGGGGGCGTGACCGCGACGCCGCGGGTAAAGCAGTGGAGCGTCGACTCCGTCGCCGCAAGACCGAAGGTGTTCGAGAGATCTGCGACTTGAACGAACGCCTTGCGCTTCTGGATCTCGCCGCCCGGCGTGATGACGCAGTTGTTGAGCCGCTGGAGCGTGCCGGACGGCGCCGTCAGCCC